GGGTTTTCCCTTCCATTCATTAATTTTTTGGAATAAGGAGAAATAATAATCATAGGTACATTTTCCTATACGCTTCCTCCAGAGTCCCAGTCCAGCCCCATTGATCCATTTTTTTATAAATATTCCATTGATCTAAATTGCCGAACAAATAATTTGCATCAGCAATTGACATACCTTCTACGACTTCGGGATAACAAGTGAACAAAAGAGGGTTTTTAATTTCAGGCAATACTTTACTAAACACCAAATGATCGCCCAAACCTGAATTAAGCACCACAATTGTACGATCACGGTACTCCATAAAATTATTAAAAATAAACTCATCTTTCGCATATAGCTCCTGATTAGTCTCTGACCTGATACCCCCATCCGGATTTTTTAAATGCCAAGTTGTGGCATTAGGCACTACGTAAAGCTCATATCCTTTTTGCTTTAATCCGTAACTGAACAAAGTCTCCTCACGATGCGCTACACGAGAAAGCCCTAAATTGTATTCATAGACTCCAGCTCGGTATAAAAAAGAACAATGCAAATGATCTACAGGTAATTTTTGCCGAATAATGCTCCATTGCATATTGGCTTCGTTATTAATTTCCTCTATTTTTCCGCACGACATTGTTTGATCGTACATAAGCGGAGGAGTCAGGATAGAACCTCCTACCGCACCGACTTGATCATTTACATGACTATATAACACTTCCAGCACATTCGGCTCTGGGATAGCGTCATCGTCCATTCGCCAAACCCATTTGTAACCCATCGTATTTGCTTTTTGATGGTTATAGTGCGTACCTTTTTTCTCAGCGAAAATCCACTCCCATTCGATTCGCTTCAAATCCATCATTTTAAAAAAATGATAATATACAAGATCGTTTCTTACGTCCCTCGGTTCGTCATTGTCATCAAATATAACCAGCTTATCTACTTTTTTAGTCTGATTAATAATTGCACTTAACGCCAACGGTAAAGTCGTATCGTACCGACCACGGGTACCGATAGAACATAAAATCTTATCCACGGTCGTACCTCAAAATCATGAGGTTAAAACGATTATGTTCAAAAATAGGCTGAGGTTTATCGTGTATTTTTCCATGCTCATCAATGTAATCTATTTGAAAATCAGGGAAGTAAGACTCATTAAGTCCATGCAATTTGTGATGCTCCCCCCAAAATCCTTTGGGTTCGTTCCATGGAACTGTAATCAATAACCTTTTGCAATGTTTTTTCAGCTTTTCTACGACTTCAAGCCCATTATCCAAATGCTCGATCACTTCAAAAGCGATAATTGTGTCGAACTGCGCTAGCTCTATTTCATTAATATCACCCAAAGAGAATTTGTAATTTTCTCCCCAGTTTTGCTCTTGAGCCACCGTAACGATAATAGGATCGTAATCAATACCTAAATAGTCAATATCATTAGGCAAAAACTGAGCACCGAATCCACTAGAGCACCCTATCTCTAGTATTTTACGACCCTTGAGATTGTTGTTAGCCCACAAATACCGTGTTGCTTCTCTTGGATATACAGGATCGCCTTTTAAGAAAACTGCTCTTTCGTAATTGTTAGTCAGTTTCCAGCGATAGTATTCTGGATTGTGTTGTTTAGCAAAATTAAGCTCATTTATTAAGAGCATTTGCTCCCATGTTATATTTTGTATTGTCATTTTGTTTTATTGTGGTGTTTCTGGTTGACTTTGTTTATGAATTTCAGCAATCAAACCAGCCACTTCTTGATAGGGTCTGGTTGCCAAATATTGCAAAATTGCGTTCACCAGTTGTGTGGGTAAAGTGATGTTTTCCATTAAGCACTCCAAGGCAAAGGTTGTGTTGTGGGGGAAACTGGGGGATTCTCAAGACTATTGATTTGACCTTGGACATTTGCCTCATAATTAGCAATGCCTTGTGCGCCCAGAGACTCTTGAACCCATCCAATAACTGTGGCTTGAGTGAGTTGTGCGTAAGGTGTAAACCCTGCTTGGGCATCAGTAACTGGGTATTGAGTGTTGCCACCAATACTAGCTGTGTGAGTGCCATCAGTACCTGTTAGCTCCCAGTTAATGTTTACGACATATCCTGCATTAGGGCCAGAGGGCCATTGTTGCATTGAAGTAATTGTCCATGTCCATTGATTGACTTGTGCCATTTTAATCTCCGTTAAACATTAGTTGCTTTACTTAAATCAAGCATAAAGAAATTTCCTTCATTTTTCATAGCTTCATAGCATTGAGCCAATAAATCACTTGAAAAATTAGGATTACGCAAAACATAAGGTTTTGTTCCAAGAGGGGATGCAGACATATCTCTTGCCGCTTTGCTCGCCCAAATTCCAGTTGTAAAAGTAATTTCACCTTTTGTGGTATTACCATTAGCATCTTTTTCTGGTTGATAATGCCAAATTATTGCTACAACTTTAATATAAGCGGATGGTAAATCAATACCAAGTGATGCAAATCCAGCATCATGTTGATCTGCTATTGAAACTGCTATTTCTAAAGCCATTTTTTTCTCCAAAAGTATTAGTTAAGATTTGTGATGTCGTAATCGCTTCTTACATAAACTCTACCATAGTATGATGGAATTGACGAACTAAAATATACAGTAACAACATTGCTACAATTAACAGCAATTATAGGAAATAAACCTAAAGAATCTGTAATACTTATATAGTTTGTTGGTGTTCCAGTTGATGAACTAGCAAATAATTGTCTTGATGTTCCATTGATAGTCGAACTATTAAAACTTGTACTTGGGCCAGTGGAACTGCATCCACCAGTGCTAGAAATAGCATTCATAATCATTGTAACTATTGCGGCTCTTTGTGCTTGAACTAAATTGGGTATGCTCCAAACACCACTACCATTTGAATATCCTCTAGGATTACCATCACCATCACTCAATACAATATTGTTACTAGATGTACGGATGTCTAAGCCACCTTGGTTGCCGTTGTAGCCACCAAGAATTGTGTTGTAAGAACCTGTGGTTACATAATAACCCGCAGCTTGATTTGTAGATGCCCTTGCACCAACAAATGTGTTGTATGCACCTGTTGTCAAGCTATAACCTGTGTATGGTCCAACGCAAGTGTTATAGTTTCCTGTTGAACTTCCAGAAGAACCATAACCAGCACCATTACCTAAAAACAAGTTTTGATCGCCTGTGTTGTAGTAACCAGCTTGATAGCCAAAAAAAGCACTTGATCCTGCAGTTGTATGACTATATCCAGCTTGATATCCTACTGCCGTGACATAAGATGCTGTGGTGTTAGAGCGGAGTGCTTGGTCACCCAATGCTGTGTTGTAACTTCCTGTTGTGCTATTTCCATTACCATCTAATGCACCTGCACCAAAAGCGGCATTATGTGAGCCAGTTGTATTTCTATAACCAGCTTGATTTCCTACAAAAGTATTTGGCCCACCACTTGTATTGTAAAAACCAGCTTGATAGCCCATAGCTGTGTTATTTCCACCACCACTAGCGTTTGTATAAAGCGCTTGATAGCCAACTGCTGTATTTGCAGAATCTGAGTTGTTGGCTTGGAGTGCTTGACGACCAATTGCTACGTTGCTTGAGCCTGTTGTGTTGGAATTCATAACCAACGTACCCATAGCCACGTTATCAGTACCACTGCTATTGTTATTCATAGCTAAGTAGCCAACCGCAGTATTGTTTGATGCGGTATTTGAATACAAAGCCTGATAACCAAGTGCAGTTATGTTTGCGCCTGTACTGTTAGAGTAGCCTGATTGATATCCTACTGCTGTGTTGTTAGATGCTGTGGTGTTGTTACCAAGAGCCTGCCAACCCATTGCCACATTGTACAATGCGGTTGTATTTGCGCTAAGAGCACCACCACCTACAGCAATGTTGTAAGAACCTGATGTATTGCGAGCAAGGGTATTGTAAAAGGACGAAGCATCAGCGCCGCCGATTGCTGTATTGTTTCCACCAGTAGTGTTATTTAAAAGAACGGCAACACCAACCGCAGTATTACCATTTGTAGTGTTATTTTTTAACGCTTCGCCACCGATTGCAACGTTATAGTTGCCTGTCTGGTTATACAGTAAAGATAGCCATCCAACGGCTGTATTTTCAGTCCCAGTCGTATTGTTATACCCCGCTTGATAACCGACAAACGCTTGGTATGGGCCACCAGTATTGCTATACCCCGCCTGATAACCAACAGCAGTGTTGTAGGAGGCTGTGGTGTTGCTGTAAAGTGCTGAACCACCGATGGCGGTGTTATATCCGCCAGTAGTGTTTAAATTTAAAGCTCCATTGCCGAAAGCCGAATTAATTTGTCCTGTGGTGTTTTGTGTCAATGCACCATAACCGAATGCAGACCCATAACCACCGCTTGTGTTGCTGTATAACGCATAGTTTCCTACAGCGGCATTTTGAAGTCCACTTGTATTTGCCGCCAAAGCACTAGCACCCACCGCAGTATTTGTTGAT